ACGCCCGGTCATACGCGCGGGGCAGCTTCCCGGTCGAGCTCCGGGCGGCGGGCAGCAGCGGCGACGGCGTGGTCACGTGGCGGCACCTCCTGCGGTCGCCCATGCCAGCTCGCGGGAGACCGCAGCGGCGATCTCGGTCTCGCTCTGCTGCTGGCGCGGGTACACGTTGATAGTGACGGGCGGGCCGAGCTGCTTACCGTTCAGCGCGCGCTCGGCGGCGGTCATCCCGCCCTGCAGCGGGGACCACCGCTCGGGGCCGTTCTCGGCGAAAGAGTAGGGGTCGCCGCTGCGCAGCCCGATGCCCGCAACCGGCTCGAACAGCGTCCCGCCGAGCTTGTAGCCGTGGCCGTGCCCGAGGACCGCCGCGATATTGCTGCCATATCGCGATATCGCATAGGCGACGGCTGCGTAGATATTGGCGAGCGGGTCCCAAATCCCCCGGCTGCGGAATGGCCCCGCATAAGCATTAAACGTCGGATCTATAACCTGCATCAAGCCTTTGCTCGGCGTACCAGCCGCAGCATTGCTGTCACTCAAGTTAATAGCTCGCGCGTTGCCTCCGCTTTCCGTATTCATCTGCGTCATAAAGGTGCCGAGCAATTGCGGAATGCCGAACATGGAAAGCACGGTCGCCATCAGCCCGCGATACTGGCCGGTCCCGCCACCGCCGCCGCCGCCGCCGAACAGCCCGCCGAGCTTGGACAGCGCGCCGAGCGCAGCGCCGCCGAGGTGGGACAGCGCGGATATCGCCTTGCCCGGCAGTGAGGTGACCGACGCCAGGCCCTTGCCGAGCACCGACGCGAGCGCCGAGGGCCAGCCGCCGAAGATCGTCTTGACCACCTGCGCCGAGTTGTGCATGACGCCGCGCACGAGCCCGCTGATGAGGTTCCCGCCGATGCCTTCCATCACGGTGCTCGGGGAGTGGATGCCGAAGAACCCCTTGACCGCGCTCACGATCGGGTCGACCACGATGGACTTGACCCAGCCGCCGATGCCGCGCATCGCCGACTCCATGCCCGAGCGGAGCCCGGCGATTACCTGGCCGCCCGCGCTGAGCGCGCCCGAGACCATTCGCGACCAGGCCGACGACACGATGCCCGTGATCTGCGCCCAGACCGCCGACGAGAAGTTGCGCACGTTCGTCCACGCGGTGACCACTGCGGCCTGCACCGCGCCCGTCGCCGACGCGACCGCCGCGCGGATCTGGCCCCAGTAGCGGATCGTGAGCAGCACCAGCGCGCCGAGCCCGCCCGTCGCGATAGCGACCAGCGCGAGCATGAGCCACTGCCAGTTGGCGTGAATCCAGCCGGTCACCGAGTTGACCACCGCGCGCATCGCGTCGAAGCCTGTAACCACGATGCGGACCAGCCCGCCGATGATCGGCGCGACGACCGCGTAGGTGTCCCGCCAGGCGGCCTCCACCACGTCGCGGAATGCCGCCGAGCGCTGCCAGGCGAGCACCAGCGCAGCGCCGAGCGCCACGAGCCCGATGATCACCAGCCCGATCGGGTTCGCGTCGAGCGCCGCGTTCAGCACCCACTGCGCGGCAGCCCACGCGAGGGTCGCGCCCCTGACGATGTACTGCGCGGTGTATAGCGCGATGATCTCGGTCGTCTCCCACGCCGACGCGATCGCCACCGCGACGAGCGCCGACCGCGCGGCGAGCTGCGCGATCACGTTCGCCTCGGTGACGGAGGTAACGACGGCCACCGCCACGCCGTACGCCTCCCAGGCGAGCACCAGCGGCACCAGCACGGGCGCGAAGCGCGCGAGCTGATCGGCCAGGAACGTGATCAGCGGCACCAGCGGGATGATCACCGCGACGAGCGCCTGCAGCACCACCACTAGCGGCGGGATCAGCGGCACGAGCGCCTGCAGCGCCGCGCCGAGCACCTGCCCGAGCGCAGCGCCCAGCTCGCCGAGCAGCGGGGCCAGCGCCCGCATGACGGGAGCAAGGCCGCTGGCGAGCTGGCTGATGATCTCGCCGATCGCCTTGCGCGCGACAGGGCTCTGCAGCGCGAGCATCCCCAGCCCGGCCGCCGCCGCGCCGAGCGGGCCGCCCAGGTCGCCGAGGAGCCCGCCGAGCACCGGGATGTCGCCCAGGATCTTGCCGCCCGTGAACACCGACGCGGCGGTGGCCACCGACGCGAGGACGGGCGCGAGCTTGCCCACATCGGACGCGACGGCCGAGAACTGGCCGGGCTTGACGTTGGCGATCCACTTCGTCCAGGCGGTCATGATCATGGTGACCGGCGTGAGGAGCTGCCCCACCGACCGGCCGACCGCGCCGAGCACCGGGGCGAGCGCGCCGCCCGGCATCAGCGCCGCGTCCAGGGCCGACCCGAGCGAGTGCGTGGCCAGGATGACGGGCGAGAACGCCGTCACCAGCCCGGCCCCGACCGATTCCTTAATCGAGTCGAACAGCCGGGGGAAGTCGGCGAGCACCCGCGCGGGGTCGTTCATCGCCTTCGCGTACACCCCGGCGATGCCCGTGCCGGCCTGCAGTATCGCGTTCAGGATCGCCTGGCTGCGCTGCGCGGCGGTGAGGTTCTTGGCGGTGGTGCCGATCGACTTCGCGTAGACGGTCATCGCCTGCGTGGCGTTGACGTTCAGCCCGAGGTTTTTGAGCTGCATCGTCCGCTGGCTGGTGACCGCTTTCGTCAGGATGTTCAGCGTGTCGGTGGTGCTCTTGCCCGCGATGATCCCGGCATTCTGCGCGACCGTCGACAGGTCGACCGCCTTCGCGAGCGACAGGTGATTGATCGCGAACTTCGCGACGAGCTGCTGCGCTGCGGAGGTCGCGACACCGTTCGCGCGGGTCGCGTCGACCGCCTTCGTCATCGCGGCGTAGCTCGTGCCGGTGCTCTTGGCGAGCCCCTTCAGCGCGTCGTCCATTTCCGAGGCGCGGGAGGCGGCCTTGAAGGATTCGACACCGAACGCGACCGCCGCCGCGGTCACCCCGGCGAGCGCGGTCACGGCCCCCCGGCCGATCGTGGACAGCGCCCCGCCGACCCCGGAAAGCCCCTTGGAAATCGACTTCCCGGCGTCCTCGCCCGCCTTGGCCGCGTCGGTCGCGACCTTGCTGGTGAGCTGGCGGGTATCGGCGGTGACGTTGACCGTCAGCCCGGCGTAGCTGTAGCTAGCCATCGCGCACCACCACGCCCGGCATCGCGGCGATCTGCGCTATCGCGGCACCCCACGAGGGGCGCTCGGGGCGCTGCTCCTGGCGCTGCTCAGCGGGGCCGCCTGCGGGCAGCCACGGGGAGCCGCGCGGGGGCCGCCATACCGGCTTGGGCCGTTCCGGCGTCGAGCCGCCCAGCCGCAGCACCACATACGTCAGGTAGGCGATGTGGTCGATCAGCCCCGCGAGAAGCTCGGCTTCCGGTGTCCACGGCTGGCCCAGCTCGCGCCCGCGCGGCGGCAGGCGAGAGAGCAGCACATGCACCCGCCGCGTCGTCACCGAGGGGTCGCGCACGTCGATGCCGTACGCGGCGAGCATCGCTGCCTCTACGTCCGGCGAGAACCGGGCCGCGCAGGCTTGGCGAAATTTGGCAGGTTCTCCACGCCCGCGCTCTTGGCGACACCCTCGAACAGCGCGTTCAGCTGCCCCACGGTGATGCCCGCGAGCATCAGCCGTTCGTACTGGTCTTCGCCGAGGAGCACCTGCAGCGCGGTGTCCAGCTCGCCGCGGGCGAGCGCGGTGAGCGCGGACACGGGCCACGAGGTCTGCGCGGGCAGCTCGTAACTCTGCCCCTTGAAGGTGAACGGGAAAGGGGCGGCTTCCGCGTTGGCTGCGGCGGCGGCGGCTTCGAGATCGAAGACCGCGCCCTCGGTGGCGGTCACGAGGCATCGGCCTTGCCGCGCTGCGGCGGGATGGGGGACGCGGCGGTGGCGAGCCCGCCCGCCGTCGCCGGCCCGAGCAGGATCGTGCCGAGCACGCCGTTGTCGTCCATCGCGGTCAGCGTGCAGTCGAGCGGGATCGCCTCGCCGCGCGTGATCTTCATGTCCGAGGTGGTGGTGAGGGTCGCGCGGGTGAACGCGATGCGGAACACCTGCTCGCCGTCGCGGCTGTCGATGCCGAGGGCGTACACGTGCGGCTGGTCGTCGCTGCGCACTTCCATCGACAGCGACCCGTCGGTGGCGGGGGTGACCACGTCGGTGTCGAAGTACAGCGCGAGGGTCTGCGCGTTCAACTGCCAGAGGATGAACTGCAGCGTCAGCTCGCGGCCGGTGATCACCGACCGGATCGACGCGACCGACTGCCACGGGGTGAGGCTGTTAGAGGTGGTCTTCTGGCCGACCACGGGACCGGCCGAGTCGAGATAGCCGAGCGATGCCCACGGGGCCGCCCACGGGCTTGTCGTGTCGGCGGGGCCTGGGGTGCCCTCGTCGGCGATGTAGATGCCGGGGCCGTTGGCGGTGCCGACCTGCACTTCGGTCGGGTCGAGGACGGGTGTGGTCATGGTGCTGCCTTTCGTGATGCCGCCTGGCGGCGGTGGGGATGACGCAAGGGCCGACCGGCCCCCGCCCCAGCGGGCGGGGCGGCGGTTCCTTGCCAGTTGTCGCGGCGGGGATGGACACGGATGTCCCACCGCTGGACGTAGCGGGGTGCCCCATCGGGGTCGGGGAGCCAGAACGGCCCCTCGGTGATCTGCGCGTAACAGATCACGCCTTCGGGCCATGCGACGGCGGCGAGCCCCGCGAGGATCTGCCGCACGGTCTCGCCGAGCGCGCGCGCCGCGTCCTTCCGCGCCGCCCGCGCGTCCACCTGCAGCCCGTAACCGAACACCCAATCGGGCCACTGGCCGGTCGCCGAGTAGGCGAACGAGGTCACGCCTGCGAGGTGCTGCAGGTTGGCCCACGCCCACGCTTCAAGGTCGGGCTGCGCGATGACCGGCTGCGGGGTGCTCACGGCTGCCCGCCGTACCGCTGCCGGAACTCGGACAGCGCCCGCCCGGCCGGTGCCTGCGCGGCGTCGTCGCGGGTGCCGTACTCCACGAACCGGGCGTAGCTCACGTCGGTGTGCGCGCGGTACCGCGAGTCGCCCTCGTGCTCCACGTGCCAGCTCGCCGCGAGCCGCCCGGTCTCGACGGGCGTGTTGGCCGCGATCTGGTCGGCGAGCTGCTGCGCGATGTCGCCGATGCCGGGGTCGACCGCCTTGCGCGGCGCGGCCGGGTCGGTGACCCGGAACACAGCCCCGGCCATCACTGCCCCCACATGTCGGTCTGGGTGCAGGTGGCCACCCAGCAGCCCGCATAGCCGCCGAGGGGGTCGGGCACGAAACGGGTCTGCGCCAGTACCCAGACGTTGCCGCGGATATCGGCTGCGCACCCGTCCGCGAGCTGCTCCAGCCCGGCATCGTCGGGCAGGTACAGCACGCCGGTTCTCTCCCAGTTCGGATCATGGGGGCCGTGCCCGCCCGCCTCGGCGGAGTGCGGGTCGCTCGGGCCGGGGCCGAGCTGCAGCGCGCCGGTGCCCGTCCAGAACGGGGCGCTGTCGGTGCCCGCCCAGCCGTGGGTGTCGGCGCCGCTCGGCAGGTACAGCGACACGTCGTCGGTGGGCAGCAGCACGCTCACGTCGCGATCACCGCCACCGCCTGGTCGGCGAGCCCGGCCGTGTCGGTCACGGTGACCGTGATCGCGAGCGACAGGTGCTCTCCGGGGGTGCGCCAGGTGACGACCGGCCCCGCGTCGGGCTGCGCGCCGTAGGCGTCGAACACCCAATCGTAGGTCGCGAGGGGGTTGTCGCCTGCCGCTGAGCCCGAGGCGTCGAAGGTGACAACCGTGTCCGGGCCGGGCAGCGCGGGTGTCACCGTGAACGACGCCACGGGCGGCACGGGCGTGGCCAGCTCGGGCGGCGGCGGCGTGATCTCATCGACCGGCCACCACTGCGACCACGGGTAGTCGAACGCCGAGGGATGCCGGGCGGTGGACCGCAGCGGCACCGAGACCAGCTCGTCCAGCGTGAACGAGCGGTGCCACTCGGCGCGCTGGATCGCGAGCCCGTACTGCCCGGTCGGCGCGGCCGGGCTGTACGCGACGGACTGAGCGCCGGTCGACACCGCCGACACCGCCGGGGTCGGCGGCAGGCTCGCCGCGTACGCCTCCCACTGCAGCGCCGCGCACATGTGCGGGCTCTGGTCCCACCATGCGAACGCGATCTGCTGCGCCTGGTCGACGGCCAGCCCGCCCGTAGTGGGCGGGTCCAGCGGCGGAGCCCACGCCACCCACGGCGGCGGCGGCGGTGTCGTCACGAGCTGCTCAGCTCTTGCTCGTGCCCGTCTTGCGGCCTTCCTCGCCGCTCTCGGTCGGGGTGACCTTCGCGACCAGCGCGGCCTTGGCGAACGGGTTGGCCCCGGCCGGGCTCCGCACGGTCACGGGCTGCACGATCGCGCACCCGAACCTGGCCCACACCTTCAACGGGGTCTGGTTGTCTTGGAAGCCGCTGATCAGCACTTTCCCGGTGCTGTCGGCCACCACGGCGGACGGGTCGATCATGTATCGGATGTCCTGGCGGACGCCGATGAACAGGTTGCGGAAGTCGCCGGTGAAGTAGTCGGCGTTGGTTCCGCCGTGCTGGGTCATGGTGTTGTACGAGACCGGGATGCCGTACAGCGTCGGGACTGCCACGTCGCCCGCCTGCACGGTGCCGAGCAGCAGCTCGCCCGACCCGGCTGCGCGGACCCCGCGCAGCGCCGAGCGGACGGTGATGTCGGCGGCCTGGCCGGTCACGTCGACGCCGCCCGCTTCGACCGCGCCCATCGCGTGGTTAATCGTGTCCACGGCGTCGGTCCCCGCAACCACGGCGGTCGCGAGGGCGTTGACCCCGCCGACCGGGTAGCTCGTGGGAGCACCGACGCCCCAGAACACGGCGGCGTCGAGCGCCACGCCGATCGCCTCGGCGATCCTCGGCCGTACGAACTCCCAGAGATTGATGCTGCTGTCTTCCAGGTAGGCGTCGGGGATGGCGGTGATCGCCGCGACTTCCTCGGCCTTCAGCACTGCGGTCTGCAGCCCGATGTCGGTCCAGGGCTTCCGGCCGCCGACGCTCACGAAGGCGGCGGTGGGCAGCGTCTTGGGGATGGGCAGTTCGGTGATCGTGGTGCCCATCGGCATGAGGTTGCCGAGCTGCAGCGCCGACGAGGCGCGGACGGCCTCTTCGATGATCTGCGTGCTGAACTCGGGCGGGATTACGCCGCTGAAGTCCAGCGGCGGAGCATACGGGGTCGGGGTCGTCATGGCGCGCGGTGCCTTTCGCTGGCGTGGGGGAATCACACGCCGCTTTCCCGCTACCTGGCACCGCGCCGCGTTGCACGAGCGCGCGCCGGGCCTTGGCGTTGCACCGTCGCGCGCGGCCGGGTTCGGCTACCGGCTGCCGGGGGCGTTGCACCGCCCGGCATCACCGCTCAGTATGCCCCCGAGCTGCGGTCGGCGCTACCTCGCGCCCCGCGCGTGTTGCGCTGCGGCGCGCAGCCAGTCGCCGCTACCGTTCAGCTCACCCGGTGCCCCGGTCTGCCGTGGTCCCGCTGGCACGTAGCCGGGCGGCGGCGGCGGCGGGGGAACCGCCGCGAGCTGATCGACCAGCGCGCGGATCGCGCGGGTGTTGGGTGCCCCGTCCTTGACGAGCTTGTCCATGTCGAGCATTTCCAGGGCCTTGTCGGGCTCGGCGATCCGCCCCGCCGCGAGGTGCCGGAACTCGGCGGCGGCGAGCAGCCGCGCGCCTGCGGCCTCGGCCTCGGCGCGGCCCTCGGCGCGCGCTGCGGCAACCGCGCGCTCGGTGTCGGTCATGCCCTGCTGGCGGAGCTGCGCGATCTGCGCTTCAAGCTCGCGGCGGCGCTCGCGCTCGCGCTGATACGCGGACTCGAGCCCCGGCCCCGGCTGATCCTCGGGCTCACCACCCGTCGCGGGCGGCGCTGGCGGCGCGGGCGGCGCTGGCGGCGCGGGCGGCGCTGGCGGCGGCGGTGGCGGTCCTGGCGGGCCACCTGGCGGCGGCGGCGGTGCTGGCGGGGTGCTCACTTCAGGTCACCTCCTGCGGCGTGCCCTCGGCGGGCGGCGCTGCGGGCTCGGCGGGGGTCAGGCCGGTGACGCGGGTCACGCCCGGCGCGGGTCCGGGGGCGATCTGCGGGCCTGCCAGCTCGGCGACGCGCAGCTCGCGCCACGTGTCGATTTCCTGCGGGCTCGCGCCCCACTTGCGCCACAGCACTTCGATCGGGACGCCGAGCGTCCGCATCTTCAGCAGCGCGTCAACGAGCTGGCCTTCGCTGCGCACCTCGAAGTCGCGCCACAGCACTTCGGCGGCCACGTCGTCGGCGGCGGGGTGCCCGAGGACCGCGAACGCGGTGCGCAGCACTTCCTCCCAGCCCTCGCCGATGAACGACGCGCGCTGCTCCACCTTCGCGACGAGCCCCGCTTCGGCCGCCTTGATCGCGTCGGCGGCCAGGTTCGCCATCTTGCCGACGAGGTAATGCGGCGGCGTCTGGGTGATCGCGGCGAGCTGCTGTATGTCCTGCTCGACCGCGGCGAGGTAGCCCGCCAGCGTCGATTCGGGGAAGCTGCCGAACTTGGCGGCCGGGTTCTCGTTGGCCAGCAGCCGGTTCGCGCCGATGTCGTAGGGCGAGACGAACGAGGTCGACTCGGTGGGGCGGCCGTCCGCGTCGGTGCCCGAGATCACCTGCCGGGCGATCTTCACGCCGGTCGCCCAGATTTGCCGGAACGATCCGTAGTCGGCGGCGACGAGGCGGTTGAAGATCAGCGTATTGATCCGGTCCTGAATGCTGATCGCGGAGGTGAGTTCCGACCGGGGCGGCCCCCACGTCCGGGGCTGCGGCACCAGCTCGATCATGCCCACCACGCCCGAGGGGTTCGGCAGGATGAGGGGTTCCTGCTGGTTGCCGCCCGGCAGCCAGGTGGCGATCACGTCGGGCGTGATCAGCACTTCGGTCATCCCGTACGATGGCTCGCCGATCCACGACGGCCACCAGAAGTCGCGCGGGTCGCCGCCGAAG